TAGGTGCCGGTCGCCAGGGTCCCGCCGGTCGTCGATGCGACCAGGGTGGGTGCCGAGACGGTGCCGAGGCCCTGGGATCCGTTCGGCGGGATGGTCGACAGGAAGCACCGCTTCCCCGCGGTGCGGATCTGCGCGACCATCGCCTGGATGTTCGCCGCTGTTGTCGGCAGGCCGCCCGAGGCGGCGTCGTTGGCGCCCGCGCAGATGCCGATGATGTCGGCTCCGGCGGCGAGGGCGCTGGCCACCTGGGTAAGGATCGTCGCGGAGGTCGCGCCCGCGGCGGCGAAGTTCCCGACGTGCCGCAGGCGGCCGTTGCTGGCGATGACGAGGTGGGTGTCCCAGGAGTCGCCGTGGCTGGTGACTCCGCTGTTGCGCTGCGTGAGGGAGTCTCCGACGACGGCCAGGCGGTTGCCGGTCGCCCACCGACCATAGGTGCCCGACAGGGCAGCCGGGCCGACCCGGGACTCCTGGAACGGGGACAGGCCGCCCGAGGACGGCCCGATGACGCGCGGGGACCTACCGACCATGACGGCGCTCCTGGGTGGCTCGGGGGTGGACTACTGGGCGACGGTGCCGGTGACCGTGTACGCGATCGCGTTCGCGGTGCCGGCGAGCATCGTGATCGAGTCGCCGGGGCCGAGCATCGCGCCGTCCAGGCCGGGGATGTCGTCGAGGGTGGTGTACGCGGCCAGCGGGTAGGAGTTCAGCAGCCGGTTCGTCGGGCCGCCGGTCCCGCCGACCGGAACCAGGCTCACCGAGACGTAGACGGTCGCGGCGGTCCCGATCGTGGTGGTCAGCCCGGTCGCGGTCGCGGTCGCCGCCGCGGACAGGACCACGGTGGTCGGGTTGGTGACGCTGGAGATGGTCGCCCCAGCAGGCACCCCGGTCGCCGACAGGGTGCGGCCCACGTCGGCGGCCGAGAACTGCGCGGTCGCGCTCGTGAACGTCGTGGTCGTGTTGGTGACCCCGTCGGTGACGATCCTCGACGTCGTGTTGCACAGCGAGGACGACCCGACCTCCAGGGACTGCTCCGGGCTGGACGACACGGTCAGGACCGGCGTCTCGGCGCCGGTCGTCAGCGTGCCCGCCACCTGGACCTTGGGGACGATGGACGTCGCCGCCACTACGTTGCCGCTCATGCTCTGCCTCTTGTCGTCGTCGTGGGTGAGGGGTTACCGGGTGGACCGGACAGCACCCGCGGCAGCCGCGGCGAACCGGGCGGCCAGGGCGGGCGACAGGACCGGCGTAGACGCCGAACGAGGCTCGGACGCCGTCGGGAGCTGCTGCGGGTCGGTTGCGGCGCCCTCGTCGTCACCGTCGGGGGCGTCATAGTCGGGGTTCGGGACGCCCAGGAACATCGCGAGGGTGAGCATCCCCTGGTCGATGCCGTCCGACGCCTGCCCGACCGCGTTCGCCAGCGGATCGAACGCGGCATCCGCGGCGGCGAGGACGGCGAGGAGCTCCGACAGGCACTGGGTGTCGCCGGGGGCCATCGCGCGGGCCTGGATGCGGCCGGCGAGACGCATCAGGTCCCGGCGCAGCGACCGGCGACCGACGGGCTCCAGCCAGGACAGCGCCTCAGGGTCGGAGGCGATCGCGGTGGCAGCACGAGCGGCCCGCAGAGCGGTCGTCGCTGCCGGATTCGCCCCAAAATTTACAGTTGAGACGTCGCCGCGGTGCAGGTCGACACTGTTGATGCGGTACTCGCTGTAGTCCGGCGACCACTGCCCCGACAAGATCCTGAAGCGGAACGACGCCTCGGCGAGATCCCCCCGCCCGACCGCCTTCAGCATGTCGGAGACGTCGGAGCGGCCTGGGTCGACGTGCGCGGTGTAGGCGAGCCCGTTGTCGTCCTCGGCGAGCTCCAGGGTGCCGTTGCGGGTGTGCGCCATCGGCAGGCCACCCCCGGCGCCATGGTTGGCGGTGAACTCCACCAGCGGGCTGGCGGACAGGGTGCCCTCGAACGCGCCATGGGAGACGATCTCGTTGTACGGCCCGAACATGTCGTACATCTCGTACGGGTGCTCGGTGACGGATGCGAGGCCACCGACGGGCACGGAGCCGTCGTCGCGGACGGCCGGGCCCATCCCGTCAGGGTCGGTGAGGACCTCCCGCAGCATCAGCGCGCCCCGGGTGACCGGCAGAGATCCCCGGTCGGGGGCGCAGCGGCGCTCCGACGGGCGGTGAGACCGCTGCGTGACCTCGGCGGACCGCCGGGCCGCGGCCTCCTCCAGTTCGCGCTCCGTCGTCGTCATGGTCGCTCCTTCATGCCTTCGTTTCGGGGGTGGCCGCGATCGGCTTGGTGGGCAGCAGCCGCTCCAGTTGCTGCATCTGCTGCTCGGTGAACGGGGGCAGGTCGTCGATGAGACGGGCCTCGTCGGGGGCCAAGGTCCGGCCGGCGACCCGGGCGAGGATGACCCGCTGCCGGGTCTCGGGGTCCATCCGCAGCAGCGCGTCGCTGTTCAGCTTGACGGTCCGCGGGGCGGGGGTGAGCCGGGTCAGGGCCCGCTCGCGGCGGCCGATGGCCGGGCCGAGCGCGGTCACCAGCATCTGCACGTTCCGCTGGCCGACGTTCGCGTAGGTCACGGACTGGCCCGAGATCGCGGCGTCGATCATGTCGCCGGGGACGTCGAAGTAGCGGGCGATGTCGACCAAGCCGAACCGCTTGTCCTCCAGGAACGCGCCCGCCGCGGGCTCGGACGCGGCTGGCGTCCACTCCCAGTCCTTGCCAACGACGAAGATGTCCCGGTTGGTGGTGACGGCCTTGAACCGGGCCTTCGCCTCGTCGGTCTTGGACGGGTCGAGGATCGAGACGGCGGTGTTCTTGAGGACACCGGCGGGCATCCCGCCCGCGCCGAAGAAGTCCAGGCCGAACTTCTGGGCGCTCAGGTAGCCGCTGATCGACCAGGCGGCGTACGTGAGCGGACTGAGGCCGACCGGGAAGCCGGCGACCCGGTACTGCCGTTCGTGCCACACCTCGCGCGGCTGGTACAGCTTGCCCGCCACCCGGTAGCCGGTGACGGTCGCGCCCTGCGCCTTGACGGTGACGTCGGCGCAGCGTTGCAGCTCGATCCGGGCCGGTAGGCCGAGGCCGTCCCGGGCGGTAACCAAGCCGAAGACGTTCCCGAACCGGTCGAGGTCGAACTGGGTGGCCCACAGCCACTCGGCGAGGTCGGACGTGGTGTCACCGTCGGGGGTGACCAGCACCGGCGGGGGCGTGACCTGCACCTGCAGGCCGTCCACCTTCCGGTACACGTCCAGCGGCAGGGAGCTGATCAGGTTCGCGCGCAGCCGCAGGCACGCCCACACCGCGGACGAGCGCAGCGCCGACTCCGGGTCGACGACGACGGACCCGCCGGTCGGGTAGGGGCGCCGCGGGATCGCCTGCTCGGAGGTGCCGATGTCGGCGCGCCCCACCTGGTCGGTGCGGCGGCGGAAGGGGTTGCGCAACGGTCGACCCCCTCGGACGGTGGAGCGGTGACGGGCGGGGGTCAGATCGACTGCGCGGCGACGGTGAACGTGAACGAGGGGCTGGTGCCGGTCAACGTCCAGGACAACTGGTAGAACTTCCCGACGACCGGCACCTGCTTGCAGACCGTCCCCGTCGTCGTGATCGCGGCGAACGTCTGCGCGCCGCCGTCGACCGGCCCGAAGTTGGTGCCGTCCTGGCTCCACAGCACGCTCAGCGCCATCGACGGCGTCGTACCGGACACCGCGGTCACCGTCACCTGCAGGTTCAGCACGTGGCCGTCGCTGCCATGCGGGATAGACGTCGTCGTGCTCGACGTGGTGCGGGCCGCGGACGCGACGACAGGGTTGGTGAGCCAGGGCATCAGGGACTCCTCGGGGCGGCCGGTTCAGGCGAAGCTCAGCGACAGGTCGTACTCGGGCTCGATCGGCAGCACCGACAGGCCCCACACCGCCTCGGTGACGGCCACCAGCGGGCAGATGTCGACGTCGGTCCGCTTCCGGTCCCAGCCCCACCCGCCGTCGCCGATGTCCCGGCGCCGAGCCCCCGTCAACGCCGCGGTCAGGATCGGGTCGCCCCGGTGCCAGACGTCGGGAGAATCCCCCGCCACGGCATCCTGCAGGCCCCCGCAGGCGGCGGCCATGTCGGCCGCCCCCATCACGACCAGCAGCCCGTCCGGGTTCGCCTTGGACCGCACCGTCAGGCCCTCGGCCTCCAGGTCCGGCAGCATCGCCGCCGCCGGGGACGCGCCGTCCAGCACGATCCCGGCGATGTCGCCGCGACCGACCAGGTCGACCAGCCGCGCCACCGTCCAGGACGTGCCCTGGCGGTGGTCGACGAGGGCCGCGTGCGTCGCCCCGTCAGCGCGCAGCCCGGCGCCACCGATCGCGGCGCTGCGCCGGTCCGGAGCCACATCCACGGACAGCACCCGACGGCCGGCGATCGTCGACGCCTCATCCACCCGGGCCAGCCACGCGGCCAACGGGATCGGGGCGGCCTTCGGATCGTCCGGCTCGGACCAGGATCCGAGGCGTTCGCGGGAGAACTCCTCCGGCGGCAGCGCACGGCGTTCGCCGAGCACGTACTTCTCGGTGATCCGCAGGCCGATCGCCGGGTTGGACCGACGCCAGTTCTCGACGTCGTCCATGTAGCAGCCGTCGGTGCCGGGCTCGTGCCGGCAGCTGGACATCGCGCACGACGTCGTCGGCGAGCACCACTCCAGGTAGCACAGGGTCGGGTCGGCGCCGGCCCGGCCGCGGTCCCGCAGGGTGCGCAGGTGCTCCGAGGACGCCATCCCAGCGCTGGAGGTGTAGACGATCTGCGCCTCGGGCTGGGTGGCCAGGGTGGGCAGCAGGGCGGCCATCTCGTCGGCGGCGAGGGCGTACGCCTCGTCAAGGATGATCTTCCCGGCGGTGAAGCCGCGGCCGGATCCCTTGGACCGGGCGACGTACTTGATCCGCTGGCCGGACGCGAGCTCGATGCCCTCGTTGCCCGCCGCGGTGGTGACGGCGACGACCCGGCGCTCCAGATGCGGAGCATTCAGGATCAGTGTCCGCAATCTCCGGAATGCCTCGACTGCGGTCTTAAATTCATGGGCAGAATGGAGGATAAGGGGCGCATCGGTCAGGAATAGCCACGCGAGCGAAAGCGCCTCGAGGACCGAGCCTTTCCCGTTCTGCCTGCCGACGATGATCGTCGCCTCGAACGCCGACGGGGCACCCGTCTCGGTCTCCCCGAGGATCCGCTCGAGCGCGTACGCCTGCCACGGGTCCAGCACCAGCCCAGCCGACGCCGCCAGATCCACGGCATCCTGACCGAACGACGAATGCATCGGCGGCGCCGACTCGTAGGTCGGCAGGATCAGGTCAGGCGCCGCGTCGGCCGACACGTCGCGCCTTCAGCTCGTCGACGGTGTCGGCCTCACGAGCCGCGCCCTTCGTCGCCCGCGTCATCGCCTCGGCGTGCGCCTTCGCCAACGCCGCAGCCCCCTGAGCGTTGTACTGGCCGCCGTCGATCAGTTGAGCCAGGTGCAGGGCGACGACACCGTCTGAGGTGTCCTGCCGGCCGGCGGCGACCAACTCGTCCCGGGTGGCCGCCTCGATCCGGCCCCCCGTGGGCACGCCAGGCAGGGCGACGACCGGCTGACGACGCTCGGGACGCTCACGGGTCGGGGAGCAGTCCGAGCAGTACTGCCGGGGACGACCACGGCCCGTGGAGACCGGAATCGGGCCACCGCACGTCTTGCAGCCCATCGCGCGCCTCCCGTCAACCAGGCACGGGCCCCTACCAGTCGTCGGCCTCGATCGGTCTGGCCGTGGGAAGCGCCACGGGGGTGGTGTGAATGTGGTCGATCCGCGCCCACGGCTCGGCGAGAACCTCACCGAGAGCCACGGCCATCTCGTCGACGTACCGGAGCACCACGGGGACCGGCACGGGGCGGTGTCGCGCCTCGTTCCTCTCCAGTGCGACGGCGAGATCGACGTGCACCACGGTCAAGGTGGGGTGGGACCCGCTCGCGGCAGCAATGGCGAGCCAACGGGCGCGCTGATCGGGCTGCGTGCAGCAGGCGTCCACGATCACAGAACGGCCAAGGCTGAGCAGACGGGCCGCCTCACGCTCGAGGTCAGCGAGGAACCGGCGGCGGTTGATCCCCGGCCTGCGGCGTAGCGCGTCGGTGCGCAGCAGGGTCGCGCCCATCGACGGTGCTGCTTGCTCCGCCCAGTAGGTCTTCCCGGCGGCTGGAATGCCCATCGTGACGAAAAGTGACATGCCGGGCCCTCCGGGCAGCGTCCAGGTATGTCCGATTAGCTCAAAATGTATTAAATCGGCAGATTGCCCAGGCTTTGGCCAATTTAAGGCCGCGTAAGTAAACGGGGGGAC